GCGGCGGCACACAATCCAGTGCGCCGCCGCCCTGGGCTGGCGTTAGCTGCCGACGGTGAGGACGGTGGGGCCTGTCTTCTTGACGCCGACCTTGAAGGTGATGGCTCCCTCGACGCTGACCGGGAAGTCCGTGCTGAGCACCAGCGCGTTGAAGGTGAAGACATCGCCCTGTGTCGTCTGCCCGGCGGCGGTGTTGATGGGCAGCACCACCTTGAAGGGCACGATCAGGCCGCTCTGGTAGGCAGCCGTCACGAGGACCTGACCGGCATCCGACGAGTTGCGGTTGCCCTCGAAGGTGGACTCGCCCGGATCGCGGGTGGTCGTGATGAACTCATCGTCGAGCCCGCTGTCAAAGTTGGTGACGTCAACGGTCTTGAACTTCGCACCCTCCAGCGGCGCGGACTTGCACTCGCCGATGGGGGTCCACGTGGTGACGCCGCCCGCGACCGTTCCGATGGATATCTGCGTTCCGCGCCCGGATTGAGCCTTGCTTGCCATGTTGTATCTCCTTGAGTGGTGCAGAATGCCGACAGAAGCCGGGGTGAAGCGGTTGGGGTGAAAGTCGAGGGGTATTAGAGGTTGAAGTAGAGGTAATACTCGGCACCCACGCGGTAGCGGCGTGCGTCGTTCTCAAAGCCACCGAGCGGCTGGATGTGCGCCGCGTTGGCCAGCAGGAAGCCGTTGGGCAGCGTGCCGGTGAAGCCGTCGAGCACGGGGCGGACCGCTTCGCGCAGGGCGCAGGCCTGGTCATAGGTGCCCTGCTCGTAGTCGGCGAAGAAGTCGAGCTGGATACGGACGCGCTGCCATCCGAGCTCGTCAAACGTGGGCGTGCTGGCACCGCCGACGACCATGAAGGTGGCGGCGGGCAGCGCGACCGTCTCCGGGAGCAGGACGGGGTAGAGCCAGTCGCGTGCGCCCATGAGCGCGGCCAGTGACGGCGCGGTGGTGAGCAGCGCGAAGAGTCCGGCCTCCAGGGTGGGCGGCGGCGTGTCGGGCATCGTGGGGGCCTTTCGGGGCGTGTTACGACAGCTCCAGGCAGAGCAGGTGGAGCACGACGTTGCGCTCCTGCACGTTCTCCGGCGGCGCCTGGATGGTGAAGGCGCGCGAGCCGAAGAGCACCTGCATCCCGGCGGTGATGGCAACGTCCGGCCCCGGCCAGCGGATGCTGATGCGGTGGGTCATCTGGCCGCTGAAGCCTCCGGTTTGGAAGGCTTCCTTGCTGGCCAGCGTCATAATGCCCGCCCAGCAGGTGAGCACCGTGCTCCACGCTGCCTGCGGAGATCCGGTGGGCGTGGGCGTGGTGGACTTCTGCTGGATGGTGACCTGGTGGCGTAGCTGGCTTGGGTTGAAGCCAGGCCACGACTGCGGCTGCATCGACGGTTGGGGCTTTGCGGTGGCCATCGGGTTACAACCTCTGGTCGCGGTAAGGCATCAGCAGCGCTTTGACGGCGAACGGGATATCTGATTCGCTGGGCAGCCTGTTTTCGTACCAGTGCGAGACGAGCATCTTGATCGCGATGACGATCTCGACGGGTACTGGAACGCCCAGATATGCAGTCGCATCTGCGACCTCAGCCGGAACGTTCGCTGCCAGCGTTGCGTTGCCGCCGTCATCAACAGACAGCACGGTGGAGGCGAAGTCTGTTGGATCGCCGGCGTTGGGTGCGCCCGCCCCGGAGATGCTGATCGGCGAGCCTACGTCCGTCTGGGCGAAGCTATAGCCGGTGATGACCGCCGATCCCGCCGTGGTGGACACGGTGACGTTGCCGCCGTAGCCGCTGACGTAGTCGACGGTGACTGCATTGGCTGTGATCCGCGCTACAGGCCACATCTGTCCGAAGAGCGGCATCAGGCGCGCCGGTTGTGACGCGATATCCTGAATGAAGTCGGTTCCTGCAACGAGCACGGTCGGTTCGCCGTTTTCGTCCTGGTACTGGAAGTTGATGACCCGGTTGACCTTCGGATACGGCAGCGCGATGGCATAGCGGATGCCGACGAGCACGGCGTTTGCGCCGCTGACGAAGGGGCTGCTGACCCGCTGACCGGCCATCTTGAAGTCCACATAGCCCGGGAAGAAGTCCATGAGCAGCCGCGTCGTCGTGAAGAGGAAGCGGCGCTGCGTGTAGTTCTCGCACCAGCGGCGGGCGGCAGTGATGAGGCTGCTGATGAACGGGTAGTCCTGCGTGTAGCCTACGCGCAGGAAACTCGCCATCTCCTCGATGCATACCGGCTCCGAAGCGGGCTCGACTAGTGTGATTAGACCCACGGCCTACTTCCCTTCAGTACCCGAGTCTTGCGTTGCCTTCGCCGCTTTGGGCGTCTTTGCGGGCTTGACAGCTTCAGCGATGCCTGCCGCGATCCAGTGCCCGGCGAGCGTGTCGTGGATCTCCGCACACTGTCCAGGCGCGAAGGAGCAATCTTCAAGGCCGTAGCGTTCGTCGGCGTGGCCGGAGATGGATTGAATGAACCGTATCTGCATGGTGTGGCTCCCAACGCAGCGCGGGGGACACCCCGAAGGGCATCCCCCGCAACGCGCTGTGGGGGTTGGGTTAGGTTCGCCGGGCTTAGCTGGCGGAGTTGACGAAGACGGCAACGGGGTGCGTTCCGGCGTCGAGCAGGTTGCCGTCCGCCCGAAGGAAGGCCTGGAAGCCTACCTGCAGGTAATCAGCGTAACGCTCCACCAGCCGCATGACGGTCGTGCCACCAGCGACACGGCGCATCTTGTACTTGGTGAGGTCGCCGAACAGGATGGAGGTCGCGTTCGGGGCCATTACCGGCATGTCGTTGTTGATGACATACGGGTGGTCGAGAATCATCGGCTCCGCACCCTTCCCGAAGCTCGCAGTCAACGCGGGCTGCCAGAGAGGACGGTTCGCCGAATCGACCAGCTTCTTGAGCGCCTTCAGCGTCGAGTCGTGGAAGGTCCACTTGCCGTTCGGGCGGTAGGCCGGATCGACAGCGTGCTCCAGATCGACCAAGTTGTTGTAGCTGACCGTGGTCGATCCGCCGGTTGCGGCGGTGACCGAGAGCCCGGCAGCCACAGCAGCCGTCACGACGCCGAGGGGCTCCGTGGTTCCGGCTCCGACCGTCATCTTGTTGTTGACGATGCGGCCGAGACGAACACCGAGCGCCTGCGCGATGAAGGCGTCGAGATCGAAGTAGCTGTCCTGCATCATCGCCAGGGGCACCAGAACGGAGTCCGAGGAGAAGATGTATGAACCGAACTCGACCTGAGAGAAGGTGAGCGCGGTGTTGGTGAGCTGCGTGTTCTGCCCGATGATGCGACCCATGTTGGTGGTGTCGTTCACCGTCGGCCAGGGCAGCGGAGCGCCGGTCTCGGTGTCGAAGGTGCCCACCGTTCCGATGATGCCGCCGTACCACTTCATCGCCTGCTCCAGCAGGTCGCTGAATCCCTGCGGCACCAGGTATCCACCGGAAGAGCCGGTCGTGGTGCTTTGGGCGGCGTTCAGGAACTTCTTCGCCATGATGGCGCGGTCGTCGGGGTCAAGTCCGTCAATGCCATTGCGCAGGAAGCCGGAGAAGGCCTTCGCATGCTTCGGATCGGCCTTCTTGGCATCGGGGAGTTGGGCGTCAATCTGGGCGGCAATGGCGTCGGGATTGACGGTGCGCAGGTCGTTTCCGATCTGGGCTGAACGGTCAGCGAGCTTGATGCTCTCTTCGTTCGCGGTGTAGTCGGCCTCGAGGGCGTGGAACTGCTCGCGCTCCTCCGAGGTCAGGCCACGGTTGTTTTCAGCCTTCGCCTTTTCGACGATGGCGTTCATCTGGACAGAGAGGCGGGTGTTCGCCTCCTGTAGCTGATTCTTGTAGCTCATGGGTGTGTCTCCGGGGTGTGGGATTTTGGTGCATCACGGTGCGTGCCCGCGAACCCCCGAGGGTTCACTGCATCGCTTGCCTTGTCCCGTCGGCGCGTGCGCCGGTTGTGCGGGGTTGGCTTACGCTTATCGCTTGCCGAGCAGGGTCAGGCGAGCTTCGTATTGGCTGAGGTTGGATTCCTGCACGCTGCCGCCGCAGTCGACGCAGATGGCGTCGTCACCGGAGCAGCTTTCACAGTCGTCGTCGGTACAGTCACAGCCTGCACAGTCGCCCTGCATGCAGGGGCCGCAGGTGCAGGAACACACGTCGGCATCAGCCGAGGCCTTCAAGGCCTGCGGCAGGTTGGGGAGTTTGGCTGTGGCCTTGAAGGAGCGGGCCAGCGCCATCGCCGAATCATCGTCATCATCAGCAGCGATGGCTGTTGCGAAGCCCTCATCCACGCACTGCTGCGCGCCGAGCCACGTCTCAGCGTCCATAATGGCCTGAACCTCGGCCGCCGTCTTCCCGGACTGCTTGACGTAGCATTCGCTGATGGACGCGCCGATGGAGTCAAGCAGGTCCGCCGTCTTGCGCATCTCGCGGGCGTCGCCCACGGCGATGGTCCAGGCGTTATGGATCATCATCATGGTGGCGGTGCCCATAGTGATGGTGTCGCCCGCCATGGCGATCACGCTGGCCGCAGAGGCCGCGATGCCGTCGACGAACACGTCAATCGGCTTGCGCTGGGCGCGGAGAAGGTTATAGATGGCGATGCCCTCAAAGACATCGCCGCCGGGAGAGTTGATGCGGAGCTGGATGCGGTTGAACACCCCCGCCTGCAGCAGCGCGGTGCGCACGGTGGAGGCCGTGCAGCCCGTTCCATACCAACCCTCGCCGATCTCCTCATAGACCGCCAGTTCGAGCGTGTCCGCCTGCATGGAGGCGCGAAACGAGGGTCGGAGGGCTGCGCGGTGTCCCCGCTTGGCCGAATGCGTGATTGTGTTCTTCATCGTGCTCCTGTCAGCGCGGCTTGCAGCGCGGTATAGGCTTCTTCGGTGAGGTCCGTTGCGGCTTCTGAGGCATTTTCGGCGGTCCACTTGGAGGCGGCGTTGGCCACCTTGTCCGCATGTTGGCGTACAGCAGCCTCGTCATCGTCCGACAGCTTTGCAGCGCCGCCCACGGCCAGCGTGAGCATGGTTACAGCCATGCTGCCGAGGATCGGCGCGAAGGTCTGGGCGATCCACTTCGGTTCGGCACTGTTGCGCTTGACGGTGCGGCCGACGGCGTCGCGGAAGAGCTTGCGGTAGGCCTGGATGACCGGGCCGCGCTTGGCATCGGTGATAGGTGTGCCACCCTGCGAATCCGTCGTCGGAGCATCCGGGTCCGCCGCCTTTCCGTGCAGCATCGAAGTCAGGGGAACCATGTTGACGGGAACGATGCGGATGTGGCCGCCGTTCTCCTCGCCAATGGGGTTCTCGCGGAGTTTCTTCAGGATGTCGTCAGCGCTGTATACTCCGGCGTTGCGCAGCAGGTTATAGCCCGCCGTTTGTGACGCGAAGTCACCGCGCTGGAAGGCGTTGAAGTCGTGCTCGCAGTAGAAGCCGCTGTCGAGGCCGAGCAGTTTGCTGTTGATTTCCTGCTCTAGGCGGATCGCCCAAGGGCGCAGCGTGTAGCGAATGTAGTCGAGCGACTGGTGCTCGATGTTGTTGTTCGTTGCACGCTGCAGGTCCTGCAACAGGTGCATCGGCATCCGGTAAAGGGCAGCAATCTCCGACCGCTGGAACTGCCGGGTTTGA